GTATTGGAAATGAAGGAGGGTATCCAAAACCTGACCGCACAGCGTGTCAGTCGTTACAGGGGCCCCAGAAGTATTGTGGGACCGGGGGCGCCGGGGGAGCATAGCGCGACCTTAACAGGCAAATTTCCCTGTTCTCCTCGAGCTCCCGTGAGCAATTCTCACGCTTGCTCGATCAGCTGTGACAGCCACCAGTGGCAAGCCCAAAGACAGGGCAGGGGGCACGCAAGCGAAACGTCAAAGACCGGAATTTCGCTCACAGACCGCCTCACGGCGGGACCATGGTCTTTTCTTGAGTCGCGGATCTTGCCTGATCCATGAGAATAGGGTCTCGTACCTAGAGACGACTGCATTTGAGGCCAGCAGTTAGGCAGGAAAGAAGGGTAGGAGAGTTACAAGAGAAGTTTAGAGGGTAGAGAAAAGAGCCCAACGGCCTCGCGCACGAGCAAGCGAGTGCAAAGGAGACTATTGTCCGTGGGATCCACGACATTTGAAACCTGACAATAGACGTCACGGATGGATTGCCAGAACTCAGGATCATTGCGGCCCATGCCCAGGCCATACATCGCTCGCTGAAGGAGCACAGCAGCAGAAGTCGTTATCTCACTGTCACCAAAAAGGATGCCGCAAAACACCACACGGCGAGAAACCACCACCTTGGGGACCATAAGCCAATTGTCCGGCTGAAAATCGCTGGAGCTGAACCATCGCCCAAGAACAACACTATCATCCCCGCAAAAAGCGGCAGGGGTGGCAGGGGGGCAGTTTAACGAGGCACCAGTAATAGCAGCATTGCGTAGCGAATTAAGCAACAGGGTCCAGCGGTCACCAGACTCTTGCTTGACTCGATGAACACCCAGGTGGCTGAAAGTGTTGAGACGCTCCCAGCGGTACTGTTGGATATACTCCCATGGGAGGCCAGAGATGCCCAGAATCCAGCAGTCAAAATCCAGGAACTCAACAGAGCAGCCAGAATCCCACGCAGTATAATCATTGGCAGTCATCAAGCCAGCGGACCAGTAGCGCTTATACCACACAGATAGCTCATCAGGTGAGGAACGCGTATAGAAACACGTGGTGGGCAGAGCGTGGGATAGGGCGAGCCTCTCAACATAGAGAGCCAGGGGAGCGTCACGGAATTGACGGGCCAGGGGAAAATCCGACACAATCTGGCCAGCGCAAGCGTGAATACCTTGCTTCTCAGGTTTCTTAAGATCCTGGCCCTTCAAGAAAAGCTTGGCCATGTGGTAAGGCTGAGAGAGGGAAGACTTGACAACCGAACGTTCGACAGCAGCGAGGGTGCGTTTACTCATCCAAGGTCCAAACTTGTCGCGACAGGATTGAGAGTAGAGGACAGGATCAAAGCCGTGAGCCTGCCAGGCAGCCACGTTGAAGAATTTCTTAAAACCAGCACGAAGTTGTCGAGCGCGGCGGCGTTGATCCGGGGTGAGCCGTTCCGAATCTTGGCCCAACCGGAAACGCTTCTGCTCACTCAAACGAGTGGTGATCTTATCTGAACGCGAATGGTGAAGGAGACCAGGCGGGCCGTCCTCCACATGCTGGCGGCTTTGCTCAGCAGTTTTCTCCACAAAAATTTCGCGATGATCCCCATCGTAATCAGGCTTGATGAGGGCAGAAAGGTCAGGAACCATATCCGAGACACGAGGAGGAGGCAGTGAGTAGCTGGTCGACGGCACAGTCAGAGCATGATCCAACGAGATGGTGGCATGAGGCTCCAAGATGCCTTGACGAGAGCGGGCAACATGGGAGTGCGTAGCGGC